ATCCAGTTGCCATAATTTATTTATTTTAATTTGGTTAAAAAATTCAAAACAAAATCTGGTCCAAATGCTATTACTATATAAATAATAAGAATTATCCAAAGTGTAAGTATAGTTACCCCCCTCCATCCATTTGCAAATACAAGTCGAATGAATTTAGTTTCATCTTTAACAGTTTTAAGATCATCCTTCACGGTATGTACTGGACACTTTTCGTGTTTTATTTCCAGATTATCAATACGATTATCTAGCTTACCAATATTAGTAGATATTTGAGATATGTTCTCCTTTAGAAGAGATTTGACTTCCTCTAAAGATTCCTTAACAGCATTAATGCTATTTTGCATAGAATCAAATCTTGAATCAATGTATTTTTCTTTTTGTTCTTCTAGTAGAACCCTCAATTGGTAGAGTTCTGATTCTTTATTTTCTTCCATATTTTCACTACATACTATAGAAGTTTAATATTGGTCATAAGCATCGTATCAAAATTAGTAATAAAAATTTACAAATAGTAAAAAGGGGAGAAAAATCTCCCCTTAACTATAGCCAAATAAACCACTATCCAAGAATTGTGTTAAGAGCTGGAGCAACTAAGCCAGTCTTAGCAGCAATTACCAAGGTAAATGGGCTGTGAATTTCAGTGCCAGTTGAACCAATTACCACACTAGGCTTCACTACTATAGTACCTATATTGTATGTGTAGGCACTATTTGCTTCCATACGCAAATTCCTAGTAGGGTAGATGCTATTGCGAGCCCACTGCTCATTGCCCTGAGCATACATTTCAAGTTCTGCAACCTGAGCATAAGTACCATTACCTGGAGTAGGAGCAACTGCCTTATACTCTACACCATACTCACCAAATGAATCAGTTAGTACATCAAAACTAACTTGAGTTGGATATCCAGTTACTGGATTAAAAGGTTGAGCAATACCAGTAAACTTTAATCCACACTTAGTAGGACCAGGACTTGCTTTAGCAAATTGAGCAGATGATGTAGTAGCACCTTCCCAAGGATAATCCAAAGTAAAGCTATTAGTATCTTTTGCAATTACTTTAAATAATGCAGAAGTATTACCAGGTGCACTGCTTTCACTTAGTCTAATAATATCCCCAACTGATAGTCCATGACTAGCTTTTGATACCAGCACACTGCCTTGAGTAACTGACACTCCAGTAGTTGCTGCTCCATAGGTACCATCACCAACCCTCTCACATCTAATCGTGGGATTAGGTTCACGAGTAGGGGAGAAGTTCTTTTTAAAGCTTGCCAATAGAGCAGTTACCAAATCCCACTGAGTCGAAGAAATAGCAGAGGCACTAATGTGCTTTACTTCTCCCTTTAAGTCATAAAGACCTTTGGTATGGTTTAACCATAACCCAATAATGTAATTGGTGCCAGCAGTAATTGTTCCTAAACCAGTGATAGAACTACCATCATATCCAAGATAGCTTACCTGTTCCTGGGGAGCAGCGTATGCAAGATACGACTTGCTAATAACATCACTTCCCTTGAACATGGGTGACCTTAGAACAGTACCATCACTTAACTTGTTAATAATTTGGTAAGTTTCATTGGCACTCAGTGCTGTACTCTCTACAGCTACAAGGTTTCCACCACTTACCTTACCAACTACTACGGCTCCAGCAGGAAGGGTAGTAACATCAATTGTATCCCCATCAGAAATACCAGTAGTAACATTTGCTACATAGAGATAGGTAGCATTCTTTTCTGTAATCATAGTTTTTAATGTATTAAGTTAAACATAAAATTTATTTGTTAAAAAAATTATTCCTGTCTAGGTTGTTCCTGTTGCTGTACAGGTTGAGCAACAGGTTTAGGAGTAAATGCTCCTAGTAATTTGTAAGAATTCAATGCAATGTTTACAGCAATATCAATAATTTCATCCTCCCATGCCATATCTATATCAGTATCCACTTGTAGATTGCTATGTAAATTTACGTGCTGTGGATGCTTTATGTAAGTAATAATATACTTAGCAATTACTGCATTGTCAACTATTAGTTCCACTAAACCATTTGAAAGATCACCTTCAGTTCTCCAAACTAAATTTCTATAGGGTTTCTTAAATGGATTACTCTGTTGTTTGTTAAAGTAAGTAACTGGAACAGGTTTTACAGGAATTAAAGCAGTGGAATTATTAAACTGAACTAACTCGCTGTAAATATACCTAATTTGGCTTCCTGTTGGAAAAGGCCACAACTCTCCACCTCTTGGACCTACTCTTGGACCTACTCCAATACTACCCCTATCAATAGTTTTTGTTATTATAAGGGGCTCTAGTCTTTTTCTTAAATCTTCCTTGCCATTAAAGTTTTTATAGGTTAAGTCAACCCAAGTATCTATAGCTTGGTTTATAAACATTTCAATGTCTTTAGACCTTATAATAGGTTCCTGTTCGGTATATTGTTGAAGTTTTTTAATAAACTTCAAATGTTTACTAAAAGCACTCATGTCTATTGACTAGTTTGTGGTCCTTTAATCATAGTATTAACTGCAATTCCTACAGCTAAGTTTACTATATCATCGTGCCATTTACCCCCTATATCTGTTATCTGTGGTGGTTCAGTGGAATCAAATTTTTTAGGAAATTTTAAATAGTAAATAATAACTTCCACAGATTCATCTTTATCAGTATAGCTATCAAGTACTATTAAAAATTTTTCATCCTCCTTAATTGTAAGTTTAGGTGTTAAAAATAGTGTCCTATTTTCGTCACTAGCCATAAATAGATGAATAGTGTCTAACGAAACAGGACTTAATGGAGCAATAACTTGTTCTTTAACTCGTTCATTAATACTATCATATACTCTAGTAAAAGCAGCACTTCCTGCTATAAAATCATAGTAATCATCTGGTTTTTTAATAGTAACAATGGCATTACTAGTAACAATGGCATTACTAGAATCTTCATCAAACTTATTTTCTTCTATTTTAACTATTAACTCTGGTATATCAGCAAAAGCTTCTGCACTAGAAAGTTGCTTTAGTAGCTGCATTTGAGCTGAGTTAAGGAAGGAGCAGATTTCTGACTCCTCCCAACCCAGACTTTCTACAGTAGTAGCAGCATAAAACTTTGTATTGAAACTTTCAATAAATTCATCGTAAGTCATTGTTACCTAGCTTTAATTTGTGCATCAATTTTACCATAAAGTATGTCCTTTTCCTTTTTAAGCATATTCAGAAAAGATACTAATTCACCAAGAGTAAATACTCGATCTTCCCCAGTAATCTTGTATGAAAATCCTTCCTTAATTATTGCTCCAGCTTTTATTCCTTTTAACACAAATATCTTCATTTCATAATCAGGGTCTGACATTATTTTCAGGAATCCATCCCTATCCTCATTGATAATTTTACCAATCTCTGCCTGTAGGGTTTCCTTACTCATGCTTTCAGTTGCCTGTTTAGTCATTCTATTTTCTATGAAGTATACATTCAAGAAATCCATCATCTTAGTAGGACTGTCCTCAATCTTCCCATAGAACATATAAATTTTCTTGTTTATATCAAGTTCTTGGGAAACCTTACTTTCTTCATAGTCCTCATCTACAAATATTAATTCATAAAAAGGATTTGGATTTCTCTTATACTCATCCATGCTAGAACATACAAGACGCTTATTAGTAAGTAGTACCTTATAGTCTAGCATATCAGCTGGGTCTGACAAATCAAACTTAATGCCTACTTTTATAATACTTGGATCCTTAATTATTCGATAGGTATATTGTTCCCAAAAAGTATTATTTGTATCATAGACATTCAGGTTTGCATTCACCACACTCTCAAAGTACTTTCTTTCCTCATCAGAACTAAAAGGATTTATCATCCTTCCACTTTTATCTACTCCAATTGTATACTCTCTAATAGACCCATCAAAACCACCATAAGCTACGTGTTTAGGGTCACTTGTAAGAGCATTAGCCTTTGGAATTAATTTTAGGTACACAGTCTTTTGCTTCAGGAATCCTTTTTGCAAAGCTTCTTCTCTTGTCATACTCTTGCCTTTTAATTAAACATTAATTTTTAGTTTTACAAATTTAGGAAATTTTGGGAGAAACCTTACAGTTTCCCCCAAAAAATTCCTAAAAATTTACTAGAGTTGATAAATAGATGGAATGTAACGTCCAGTTTTCTTAACATTAGTCATATGGATACCACCAACCCACTGTTTGAATACAGCATATCCGTCCTTAGAAGTAGCAGCCATACGAGGAGTGCTCAGGTTATTGTAAGGCTGATAAGGGTCACGCATACCAGGTATATATGCATACAGTTCCTCATAATCCTTAACCTTAATCTGCTGAACATTGGGTTTACCATCAGTAGTACCAAAGTCATAAATATCATAAATATATGAGGTAACAGGACCACCAGAGGGATGCATCATAGTATGGTAAACAGTATTGTCTTTCATCTTGTCAAGCATAAAACTAATTTCAATACCATTTACAAAAACATACTTCATCATTTGCCCCTCATCTAGAGTAACGGTATTACCCTGAACCTTAAAGTTATGACCAGACTGTAGCCAAGCATAACCTTTAGCTTTATCACTAAGAGACTTATGAGCCTGATACAGACCATACTCACCAGTGGTTACTACAATCTTACGCTTGCTCTGTCCTACCATATTATAGGTAATGTCAAGAATAAATTTAGCAAAGGTATCAATGTCAAATTTATTGTAGTACTTAACATTACCAGAGTTCATGAACTGATACAGTCCAAGACCAGCCTTAATGGTATTACCAGATTCACCCTTTAGTAGAGATGGAGTATCTCCTAATGTAGTAGCCTTACCATAAAGCATTAACAGGGCTTTCTGTCTGCGGAACTGCTTATTAAAGTCATACTCCAGTTTAGGTAGCCAAGCTTTAAACCTCTTACCATCATCAGATACAAATTCCCAAATCAGGGGAGCATTTACTCCCTTATTAATCATATTACCAGGAACTTCGTAGTTAATACGAATGGTTGAGGTAGAATTCTGGAGTTCAAAGTGACTACCGTGCGATACTGTAACACCACGAATGGAGAACTCCTGTTCTACCAAACCAAAATTTTGTACCCACCTAGTTCCAGCTGCAACTTCACTTGCAGGAACAAAGTTTTCACTGGTTGCAAGATCTACAAGTTGTACACGATACCTAGTATAAAGACCAACCTGAACTCCAGGCTCAGCAATACGTAGCATAATTTGTTCGGGATGACTTGATGTCAGAGTACCAGTAACATCAAAGGGATCACCCTCAAACCACATATAAAAGCTACTACCCTTATACCCAGCTTTGTGGGCATCAGTTACAGCAACACTACCTGCCTCATCCATAGTAGCCTTGATAAGGGGATAATTCCTTTCTTCAAGACCCTGGAGGGCATAACGATAGGGACCTTCCTCGTTAAGTTCATAAACAGGAAGTTGCTCTACAAAATTTACAAAGTTATCAGACCCAATTTCAAGGTCTACAAGACGTTCAATGGTCTTTGATACCTGAGTCTGGGAATACCCAAGGTTAGCTAGGTGACTTTCCCTAGTTAATTTTCCCCAGTACTTAGGATCAGAGATTTGATTTCTAAAAATTTGCATAGTCTATTAAATTTAATTGGTTAATACTTATTTCGTTTATTTAAAAAGTTTTTCTATCAATTCTTTTCCTGAACTACCACTTGAACCTGTAGGACTTCCATTTAGTGCTCCACCTTTAGTAGCCCATAACCTTTCAAGTTCTGTTACTTTATCAGTTTTAACTTGTTTCTTAATCTTATCAGTTTTACCCCAGAATGTTCCAGTAAGCAAATGATAAGCAAGGTATGCATCAAACTTCTGAGGGTCTTGTGATCTAGCAGCCCATATTGCATTAAGAACATTCCCATTGGCATCCTTTGCAACAGGCCTTAATACCATATCAATAATCTTTTCCTTGGTCTGCTTATTAACTTTAATTCCTTCTAAAAACTCATCCTGCTTCATTACAAACTCCTTGAAGTTTTCTTGAGCCTGTTTAATTTGTTCCCTATACTGCCTTTCTTCCTCTTCAACTCGTTTCTTTGCTTCCTCAATTTCTTTGGCATTTATCCTTTTTAGCTCATTAAGTGCTTCTTTTGCTTCCTCAATATCATCACCAGAATTAAAACTATTCTCAATTAACTTCTTAATCTTAGCATCACTGAATGTAGTAGTACGTTTGTAATGCTCGTAGAGAATTTTTTCTCTTAAATTGTCATCTTCTTCAAGTTGCTCTTCAGTAATATTACTAAAAGTTTTTCTATCATACATTAACTTTTGAGCAGTTTCTGGATCTATCCCCGCATCCTTAAGTCTAAAGTATTCCTCAACTTCTTCCCTATCAGCAGCATAAATCTTCTTTGCTTCTTCAAAAATAGTTTCCCGCTGCTTTTCAAGTAAATACTTAAGTGCTCCATTTAATCCCTCCTCTTTTTCTATCTGAAGAAGCTCCTCTTCATTAACATCAGAAATTACCCCCTCATCCAATTGGAACTTTGCAAAGGCAAGAGCAAAGGAACCAGAAGCAGCATCATCAATTTCATCAGATGAGGGGGATTTCTGAGTTTCTTCAGCCTCACCAGATGGCTTCTTTTCTTCCTTTTTCTTAGTCTTGCCCTGTTCTTCGTCCTCAGCATCTTCTGAAAATAAATCAGAATCTTCTAGAAGATCTTCTGGACTTTCGCCAAGTACCAATTTAATTTCTTTCTTGTTATTCACTTCTTTCACAGAATCTTGTCCTGCTTCATCTCCTTCTGTTTTGTTAGAACCACCCTTAGGTTGTTCATCACTAAACAGTAATTCTGACCCACTACTAAACAGTTCGTCAAAGTTTAATTCAATTTGCTCCTTGCTCATAGTTTTTGCCTTTTAAAGTTCAACACAAAATAAAAATAGATTTTTATTTCTAACAAATTTTATTAGATTATACTACAAACTATTATAACCAATTTCCATTATTGCTGTTCCTGATAATCCCAATACTGGGAATTTTCATCCTCTGTATCATCACTGTATTCCTGAGGAGGAACTCCAAATAGTTGTTGCTGTATATCCTCTGGAATAATTCCTTGACTTAATTGATTTAAGTGTGAATGTGCTTCTTCTAGTTTGGCAGCAATGTCTAGGTCAACATATGGGTCCATTCCTAACTGTTGATTTAACTGCTCTATTTCTTGCTGCTTACCTAAATATAATTGTTGTATCAGATCTTCAATAGTAGGTATTTTCTGTTCCTCCATTGAAACCTGATTGGATGAACCCTCTTCTTCCTCTTGTGGAATAAATCCACCTTCAGTCAGAATAGGCATACCATTGTTGAAATCTTCAACTGCCTGCTGTCTGGAATACCCTAAACTCCTATAAAGTTTAAGTAGGTCTATTCTATCCTTAACATCTAAATCATACCACTTCATATTACTTCTCCCCTGGTACTTTATTCTGTATTGCAACTTTTGCTTTAAGTTTTTCTCGTTCCATAGCAGCCTCATCCTTTTTCTTTTGAATTTCCTTCTGGAGCTTCATAGCTTTCTCCTGTAGTGCCAGTTTCTTTTTCTCAAGTTCTAACTTCTTATTTTCCAACTCAATCTTTTTATCTTCAACCTGTTTCTTAAACTCCACTTCCTTCTTCTTAGTTTCCTGTTCCATTTTCTTACCAAATTCCTTAAATTGAAGTTCCCTTTCCTTTCTAGCTTGATCTGCAATTTCCATTGGATCAGGAATACCATTACTATTTTGGTCAAGACTTGCAGTCATTCTATATGCATTTAGCTCTGCAACAGTAATTCTAGTTTGGTTCTCTTCCTGGGCTTTCCACATTTCAAGTTGCCTGTCTAATTCTCTTTGCTCTGTTTCAACCTCCAGCTTCATCATTTCAAGTTCCATCTTTTGCTGTTCTATTTGTAGAGCAGCCTCTTGCTGAGCCTGTGCTGCCTGAGACCTCTGCTCCTGCATCTTAGCTTCATAATCAGCAATTGTTCTAATAATAGTTGCAGGATCTTTAGTTCTAGCAAGTTCTGCAGCAAGAGCAAATGAACCACTAGCCTGCAAGAACCTATCAGCAAGACTCTTAAGATACTGAACAGTAGCTTGATCATCTGCAGAATTACTTACATCCACACCATAACAAGCTTCTTTATATATGTTATAGTCAAATTCAAGAACTCCCTTAGTTCCTTCATCAAGAATAAATTCCTTTACAAAGCTCTTTCCCTCATAAGCAATCTTAGCAGCTTCAAGTAAAAGTCTTAGTGCTCGTGTCTTTGTGTTATCATGTATTGAAAACCATTCCTCTGTTATATTGCTTGACTGTAAAACTGAACGTTCAATACCACCAACAGTTTCATTACTACTAATAGCACCCTTGCGTTGTGGGGTTATACCAGTTAAATTATCTACCTGTTCCTTAATAAAAGCAAGCATGGCAATATAGGATTGAATTTGCTGTTGATTAGATAAGTCCATATGAGTAGGTATTCCACTCATTGTACCAGCAAGTTTACCTTTAGCAAATCCCTCCTGTCCAGCATTAAATGCATCTAGTGGTAACAATCCTAGTTGTGTTCCCCAGAAGTATATCTGGTCCATGGACCACCCATCTGGAAATAGGTGGAGTGGCAGAAATCCAATTTTACCATAATCTTTTGCATAGGCGAGTTTTAATTTATACATAAAGGTATTCCATAAATACTGCCACTCCTTAGCTATCCCCATTAATCCCTTACTAGTTCCTTTTCCAGTTTGAACTATAGAACCTACAAAAGGCGGGTATACTTTAGAAGGGTTATCAAGGTCCCGAATTTGTAATTCACATGGACCCATTTTTATGTAAATATCCTTTCCTATTCTAATCCCTTCGTACCACTCATTAATCCAGGCCTCTTTTACCTGTTCCCCCATTTCCTTGTTAGGCTTATACTGTTCTGGCATTATATCCTTTACAAGTTGCCCATCCTCATCAAAACTATATACTATGTTTACTTTTCTCATTCCTTTCCACAGTACTCTAGTTACCCTGATGTTCCCCTCAGCGTCATAATATCCATCTATAAGATTGTAAAACTTATTTATATCCGCAGAGCCCATATTGGTTAGGTCTATGAACTCTATATTAGGAAGGGACTGAGTAGGAATTTCAGGAACCAGCATTTTAGTTCCAGTTCTTACTGTAGCATAACCATTCTCAACATCTGAAATTTGCTGTGGAGTTAAATATTCATAGTACCTATCCAGTACCTTTCCAACACTTAGATAGGCATCCTCTACAATAATATCAGCATCTTCAATTTTCCAACTTAAACTACCCCTAATAACTGTAACATTAGTAGGATCAACCCTACGCAGTACAGGATTCCCACCTTCTATTTCTACTGTATATATTTCTTCCCCAGTAATAAGTAAATCCTTAAAGCCCCTACTAAATTCCTGCGATAAGTCAAGTGTTTTACATAGGTAGTTTAATAGCTGGGTACCCATTCTTTCCCGCAAGTCCTTCCAAGAGTAGTTTATAAATCGGCTGAACTTCTCAAGTTCCATTTTTAACTTCTCTTCATCCTGTATGTTCCGCTGTAACTGCTCAACATACCATTGAGTAAATAGTTCCTTTTTCTGCTCTAACTTAGAAGTTACAGCATCTCCATTTATCACAGTAACAACAGGATTGTAGGGCCTCCTTCTTTCCTCCCCACAGAGAAGATTAATATTTGGATTTACAAGTGGATAGTTCCTATAGGTGGTAGGAAACTTGTCAGTGTTGAATATTCCTAATGGGTCTAAGGTAAGTTCAACTTCTTTTTTATCCACAATATCATCATATAGATTATAGCATACAATTTTTTCCTTCTTAGAGGACCTAACCCCTAAAGAAGTTTGAATGCTATCCATTCTTTGAGCCATTCCTACTGCAGCTTCAATACATTCCTTAAAGAAATTCTCATTTTTCTCTGCAGCAGTTCTTTTTTGTCTTGGGAATCCTCCACTATAAGTTTCTAATGCCATAGCCTCATATTGAATTTACAAAATTATTACCTATAGTATAATTACAAAATTTAAGTTTAAATAATATTAAATGGCTTATAACCAAACTTATTATTTTTATTACTATATACCTTTTCAAAAAATGAATCCTTTACTTTAGCAGAACCACTTTTAGCAGTTCTAACCTGACCCAAATCTTCATATGTTGCAAGTTCCCTGTCAAATATCATTACAGCAGTCATTGCATCTACTCGGTCAAAGTTACCATCTGGATGCCACTGACTTGCTTCTTCAAGATATCCAATTGATCTAATTTTATGAAGGTTAAGTTCAGTTTGTATTGCTTGTATTTCATTTCCACTTTCCTCTGGGTCAGTTATAGTAGTTGCTGCAGCACCAACTGCAGGGGACAACATCCAAGTGATTTGTAGTCTCCTTCCATATGCCTTTATTTCTGGAGTAGAGCTAAATCCTTTTGCAGTATTTCCATAAAGAACTCTACCCCGCATGTCGGACTTATCCTTTAAATGCTGTGGATAATCCGCAAGTAGAAAATCAGCCTTCTTAACATTGTGGAAGTAGGCATATAGACCCTTCTTCTGATTTTCATACATAATAGTTGCATTATAGAACAGGGAAGTTTTGTAAACCAACTCATAGAAGTCATCTACAAACTGTGGCCTACCAGTATACTCAGCTACAATTCTTCTAGTAAACCTATCAAAAACAATCATTGAAGCAAGTGATACTGAGTACTTAGTTTCATCATTCTCTATTGGGTCAACTCCAATTATATATCTAAATGGGTCTGTGTTACCTAATATAGGAAGTTCATAAACTTCCAAAGCACCAACAGGGTCCTGGTCTGGTTTTAGTGGGTAATTTCTTATTGGGTATGCATCTGCTCTATTCTTGAATTCAATACTTCCCCCAGTAGCAACTATTAAATCTCCTGTGTAATGCTGTGCAGTAAAAGAAGCCATTACTGGATAAATATTTGATAGGTATTCTTTAATTTCAAGAACAGGAAATGCATTACCTTCAGTTCTAAGAACTGCTTCTTCTGGAGTAACAGGAATTTCAGCCTTCTTACCAATTAACCTAAGACTATCCTTGCTTGATAGCCTAATCTTTTGTCTTTCTCTTAGAATTTTTACAAGAGCCTTGATTACATCAGAATTACCATTTTCATCATAGCATCCCTCATAAGAAACATATCCTGGAACAAAGAATGAGCAGATTCCCCTGCCATTAGTTTTACTATATACATTTTTCAATGGAAGAATGTTAAATGCTTCTGGTCCATAAAACATTTTCTCTGCTGTAGAGAAGTCTGCTCCCTCTGTTCCACCAGTCCCCCCTGCTAGCATAAATCCATAAACAAGATCCCCCTGTTTTACAGATTCCTCAGCAACTGTCCAAGCTTTTTCTAACTGTGGAAATATTCCAGACTCTTCAAAAGCCAACAGTTTACCAGCTTTACCTCTTGCCTTATCTGGGTCATCCTTACATGTTACCCCAATAACCTCACTTAATCTTCCTCTATCAATTCCATTATCCTTCCATCCAGCCTTAGTATGTGGTAGTAGGTCAACCAATCGTGGACTTGCAAATGGAGTATGTTTTTCAGCAAAGGATGCCTGAAATTTAAACTTATTCATTGTACCATCCTTATACATATACTCCTTCTGGTAAGCAATGAGATAACTCTTTGATAGGGGAATATGATAGTAGTTCCTACAGAACATTGCACTTATTATATAGGAATATCCCCAGCGTCGTTTCTTTAAGTTATTTCCAAACAACCCTAGAGTTTCAGCTCTCTCAATATAGTGAAACCACCAGTAGTGACTATCATATATCTTTGGAAATGCTTCCTCCTCTCGTGCTGTATTTCTACCTGTTTTTATCTTAATGAGTACTCTACCATAGTTCCAGTAGTAGTAAAGATATCCTGGTATCCACTCTCCGTCTGACTTCCTAACATAACCCTCTAAGCATCTCCTTCTTTCTTCCTTCCAGAACTTCATGTAATCAGAGTCTGGATCCCTGTTCTTTTGGAATTTAGTATAACACCCAAACTCTTCAAAGTGCTTAGCAGCAGGACGAAAGTAATCCATATCCTCTAGTATATGAGGATTCTCCAGATCAACTCTTATTCTTCCCTTAGGATTCAACTTCCTGTATGGTTCTCCTGGTTCCACCTCATGTTCAAGTGGAAGGTTAGGATTATCCCAACGCTCAAGGTCTCTTGCTCTTTTTCTATTTGGACTTATTAGGTTTCTGATTAGTTCTATCTTCTCAACGTACTCAAAGAATTCTCCAATAGAAACAGAGTCAAGACCCTGCAGCAGTTCATTATTAATCTGAGAGGTAACCTCATTAACATCAATCGTCGAAATATGGTCTTTCTTTTCCTCCTCTAATTCTTTCATTACGTTCCTTATCTTGTTTAACTATCTCTTCCAAACTTCGCAGTGACTTTACTGTCTCAACTGAACTCTTAATCATACTCTCCACTTTCTGCACTTCAGCTGCAGAAGTATCTGGAGTAATTTCAAATGTTCTAAAATAGGCATCTATTTTTGATAAAGCTATTTTAGCAGATTCATAGTACCTAGAAGTTGTGGTTTCCTCCAGTTCTCTATAAACCCTAATAGCTTCATTTACTAACCCATCAGGCTCCCAATCATTTGGCAAGCCTATCTTTTTTACTATGTCCCTTTTTTTAGTTTCCTGGTCTAAGTAGGATGAAAAGGGGGATGAGAAATCACACATATGAAATACAAATGCTAGCTCCTTTATAGCTCTTCCCTTATCCCTACTCTTATCCCGATTAATAAGATCAGCAAAAGCTTTTATTGTAAAAGCTTCTGGTCTTATGTCGAGTTTCCAGTTGCTATACTCAAACAGTTCCATTTCTTTTATTAACCTCCATTAGTTTCTCTTGAGATTTAAGTGGGACATAAAAGATACCAAATTTAGGCAGTCTAACAGAAGGAAAATATCCCTTTCCCCTATCTACCAATGTGGATTGCACATATTTAACAAATTCAAAATGTACCATAATTACTCTTTCCACATCCTCTATGGATACTTCTTCCTCTCTGGCTATAGTTTTTATTATCTCTCTACTTTTCAAAGTTTTCATGTCTTTCTGAAATTAACGTGTTCATAAAGTTATTAAATACTATCTTTTCTTCCTTAGTAAAATCATTTCTTATTCCTGGCTTATTAACTATTTTGGATAGTTTAGTAAGCAACTTTCTAAATACTGTCAATTCTTTAACATCGTTTTGATCCATTAGATCAAATATAATATTGACACTAAAAATATCATTCCTCTGTGGCCTTATCTCCATAATCTATACTGTTAATTAAAAATTCTTCCTGCTCTTCAAACTCCTTGTAATGCTTATCACATAATGGTATCTCTATACCATCTAGCTTTACCATATGTGTAGCTTTACTTTTTCTTTTCTTCCCGTTAGCTATACAAGCACTACAATGTAAATGTTTCATAAAGGCTAAAAATTAATGTCCCAACTATATACTATTTTCCCATCAAGCATATCAAACGAAAATCCTGGCCTAGTATTCCCAAAGTTTGCCATTATCCATTTTGAGGATCCAAACAAACTAGGAATGTTTCTATACCTAAAAAACTTTCCATGATTTGTATTGGCCTGATGAAGGTCTCCCTTCACTACATGAAGGTTATTTAAAGGAATATTATTATGTCTGGCATAGTCTAGTATAAAACTTTCTGTTTTTGTATCCAGATTTAGTGGGAACGGAAAGTTCATATCACTATCATCCTTACCGTGGGTAAAGATAAAGATATGTTCTCCTATAGTAAAGTGGTTTAAAAATTTGGTGCAGGTGAAGAATTCTACTGGATTATTTGCATAGATGAGTTTCATGTATTCTTCCAGACATCTCGTAGCAAAATACTCGAATTCCCCACCATGATTTGAATTTGTAATGTGAATAAACTTGTAGTTTGCTGATATTCTACTAGTAATTAACCTTCGGTAAAAGTCTTTGTGTACTTTTATAAATGTTTCAAATGCTTCTTTGTTTGTAAGGTTTTGTGGAATTCTGTGGTCTCTTCTTGTTGTATACCCGTCTAACCCATCAAGAGAATCCCCTAGGTTTACTACATACAAGTTTGTAAATACCCCAAATGTTTTGTATGCATTTAGTATTTCAATAAATACTTCTCCCAACCTGTATTCAAGTTCTTTTGGATTATAGTAATTTTCATATAGTGCCTCATCTGATACCATTGACCCAATATGCATATCAGATAGGTAAACAATCAGGGTTCTATGCCTTATTGGCTCTACTATTTCTTGTTGTTCAATTTTTGGAAGGTTATCTTCTTCTTTTAGAAGTGCTTCTACTACATCCTCTATTTTTGGTAGTTCATTTTCTTCTCTATTAGTAACTATACTATACCTTAACTCTCCTGATTGAGTTTGCCAAAACTTTACTGACTTAACTTCATCATGGCTTACTCCAATTCTGTTTAGGTAGGTTTCAAATTCATTTATTACATTAGCATTTTCATTCGTATTTTCAATAAAAGTTTTACGATTGCTTTTTATAATTTCCTTTGCTTGCCTGGCTTCTTCTTCAGTACAACTTATTCTACTGGCTATTCTGTTATTTCCAGCTTTCAAGTACCCTGGGTTCTTCATTAAAAATTGAATCACTCGCTGTAGGTTCTGGTTCATCATGATTACTATTATTTAATTTTACTATTTCATACTTCAATTCATATCCTAACTCACTGTTAGTAATTCCATAGCTAATGTATTCATAGTTTTCATTGTCTATGAAATGTGATACTAACTTTAAATGGGTCATCATTAATACAACTAAATCATTAGAAAATATACTAAGCATTTGTAACAAATTTAAAGGTTATCTCAGTAATGTCTTGCTCCATGAATGGTTTAGCTATTTTGTCCACCACCCCATAATCATCAATGAGATCTTTCTTCCGCAAAGATAGAAGAATATTGTAAAAGTTATCAATAGTAATGCCAAATTCCTCTGCTATTTTTTCTTTTGTTGTATGGTGAAATATAACCAAACCTCTCTGCTCTTTGGTAAGATTTTTTAGTTCATGGGTAAGCTGTAGCAACTTAGCCAATGTCTCAAGTTCTCTAGGTCTTAATGACTTAAATGGTTGAACACAGTCCAATATCTGCATTATTATTATCCATTTAGTATTGCTGTTTACTGGAACTCTTAGCTCCATCTTGCCTCCCTTATTCATAGTTCTACTATTTTGTCACAAATATAAATAATTTTTGTCATAATCAAAAAAGTGCTACAAAAAAATGGCACCATAT